TCAGCCCCGGGTCCGACGCGCCCGCCACAGCAGCGCCAGCGTCACCGCCAGACCAATGGCCAAGACCGCAACCGCCGGCGACGGCGCCAACCCGATCAGCCGGGCGAGGCCATGGATCTGGGTGGTGACGCCCTGCGCCTGGGCCGCCACGCCCTGCGCCTGCTCGGCGAGATCCTGCACCTGCTTAGTGACCTGCAGCACCGGCGCCAGCACCTCCGCCACCACGCCGAGCGAGCCGCCGATCGCCAGCGTCCCGGCGGCGGCGCGGACGGCGGCGGTTGGGACGGAGGGCGTGGCCGGCTCGACCGTCTGCGCCATCGGACCGTCGTCGAGCGCGCGGCGCCAGTCCGCCCCACGGAACAGCAGTTCCTCGGCCCGCCGACGCCGCACCAGGCCGGGCAGCACACGGCCGCCGCCATAGACCCACGCGCCGAATTCGGCGGCGGCCCCGGCGGTGTCGCCGGCGTTCAGCTTGCGCAGCAGGGTGGAGGGCTTTCCGCTGCGCAGGCGGACGAAGCCGTCCTTTCCGGAATCCTTGCCCTTCCTGGCCCGGCCCGGCCCGACGTTGAAGACGAAATCGGTCAGCGCGGCCCGCTGTCCGTCGGTCAGGGGCACGGTCACGGCACCGTCCACCACCGCCGCCGCCTCGGCCAGGTCGCTGGCGAGCAGACGCTCCGCCTGATCGGTGGTTATGGTGTCGCCCGCGGTCACGGCCTGGGTGTGGCCGTAACCGATGGTCCACACACCGGCCGGGCAGCGGTACGCGGTTCGGGACAGTCCCTCGAAGTGGCGGGCCAGATCGAGGGCGGCGGGCGGGGGGGCCGCCCGAAGGGTGGCGGTCATGGTCACTCCTGTGATGATTCAGGGCGGGTATCGTTCCGGCGCGTTCGCAGGCGCGTCCACCACGCCGGAGGGCGCTTGGCGACGTCGCCGAGCGCCAGGGCAAGGCGGACCAGAACGAGCATCAGCCCCAGAGCGGCGGTGGCGAGCTGGAGGCCGAGCGTCAGGTCGGCGGCCCAGAGGGGGATGGTGGCCGCCACGGTGCCAGCGGGAAGGTCGAAGGCGGTGCGAGCGATCATGGCGGGTCCTGCGGGCATGAAAAAAGCCGCCTCAAGGGCGGCCGGGCGTCAGACAGCTGGAGTGTTGTCGCGGGCGTCAGACCCGGACGCGGACCTCGCCCGTGGGGGTGCGATACCCGCCGCCCACCGGCAAGTTGCCGGCCGCCGCAGCTGCGTTGGACGAGTAGACGGGGAGCTTCGGGAAGGCGGCCTGCACGAACGTCGTGAAGTCGACCATGAGGGGCACCACCACACTGGTGTTCGGATCGTTGTACCCGAACATCATGTAATCGATGGTGTAATCGGTATCGCCCTCATAGAGGACGCCGTCCAGGCGCTTCCCGAAGCGCTCAATCTCCACAAACTGGTTCTGGACCTGGGCCATGACGGGTATGGCCGCAGCCTGTTCGGGGAACTGGTACTCCTGGTCCCCAAAGGCGTCGTTGTTGACCTTCAGGGTGGTCTTGTACATTCCATCGTGGTTGTCAACCACGATGGAATGCCGACCCCCGCCGTTGGTCTTCAACTCGTTGACCGCGTTGACGAGGCTGGAGGTATCGGCGGTCAGGAGTTCATCCAGCTTGCCGATGCCAATCTGCATGTCGATGAGGGTCGGTATCAGGCCGGTGACGCCCACCCCGTTGGCGCGGCACCCCGCGTCCCAGGGGTTCACAGCTCCGACCATGGCCCGGATGTCCTCGGCGGAAAAGAACTCGGTGGAGTACCCCAGGGTCATAGGGTTAACTTCGAGGCCGGTACCCGCATCGACCAGCACTTCGAAGGGCAAGGGGTGGGTGTGCTTGGAGGCGTCGACCGTGGCGGTGATGGCGACGTTGGCGGAGCCATCGAAGGTCGCCGTCCCCACGACGCCGCCGTTCAGGGTGATGGTCCGGGCGGTGGCGAGCTTGGTGGCGGTGCCGGCGTTGCCCGAGACGGACGTCTGGGCCGGGTGGATGTGGTCCGCGCGGGCCGCCTGACCCGAGGTGCCGACGGCCGCAGTACCGGCGACCAAGGGGGTCACGTTGCCCACCGTCGCCTTGCCGTTGAGTTGCCCCTGGATACCGCTGGTCACGCCGTCGAGATAGCCCACCTCGGTCATGCTCACGGCGGCAGGCCAATCGCCGTGGGAGGCAACGGAGTGGGAGGCAGGCGTCCGGGCGTCGGTCAGGCGGGTATCGTTGCCCATCACGACCTCGCCAGCCGCCGCGTTGCCCGTGGCCGGGGCGTTCTTGGTCGAAGCCGTGCCGACGGCGGACGTGGACACCGGGGTGAAGCCGAGGGCGGCAGTCACGTTGGAGCTGGTCACCGACAGGGTGCCGTCGGCGGCCACGGTGATGTTGCCACCGGCCTTCACGCCGCCCAGGGCCGCGGCCGTCGCGGCGGTCAGGACGTAGTTGTTCGCCCCGGACGCTACCCCGTCCAGCTTGCTCTTGTCCGCAGAAGACATGAGGCCATTGGCGCTGCTGGTGACGGTCGCCGTCCCAGCCTTGCCGTTCCAGGCGGCCTTTTCCGCATCGCTGACGAAGCGGTTGCTGCTGTCTTGCGCGATGATTGACGGGCTGTGCGTCGCCGGATGCGTGTAGGCGTTGGCCCCCGCCTGTACTCCATCAAGCTTGCTCTTGTCCGTCGAGGACATGAGGCCATTGGCGCTCGTGGTGGCGACCGCCGTCGAAGCTTTGCCCGAAAGGGCCGCGTCGATCTGCGTCTTGTTGTAGACGTCGGTCTTGTTGGCCTTGTTGGACTCCACGCTCGTAACCCACGCGGAGAGGGAGTTGTCCGCGTTGCGGCGTTCGGTCGCCTCAGCAGATACCGCGAAGGTGACGTCGATCATGGCCTGGGAGGCGGATGCCGCCGCGGCGATGGCACTGTTCGCGGCTTCCTCCGCGTCGGCGGCGGCGGACGAGGCGCTTGCAATGGCCTGCTGGGCGGCAGTCTCAGCGGCCGTGCGGGCCTCGATTGCCGCTGTCGGAACCGCCGTCGCAGCCTCGTAAATCTGCAAGAGCTTGCTCGTCCGGATCGCCAGATCGGAACTGGTCGTGGACGTGAAGTTCTGGATGACCACGTAGGACAGGTTGCCCGCGCTGGGTCCCGCAAAGGGAGTCGCCAGGGTAAGGTGGGTGTTGTCGGTGACGGAGACGATTTCGTAGGGCGTGAAGGTGGCCCCCACGACGGCGAAGATGTCCCCCTCCTTGAACTTGCTCGTCCAACCCGTGCCGGTGCCGACGACGGCGGTCGACCCGTTCGTGACCGCAACGCGGCCAACTTTGTACCAGCTCATGCTCTCGCCTTCTCGATGGTGGGTTGCGGGGGAAATACGACCTCTGTCGGGCTGGCGAAGGTGTGGTTGAGGTCGCGCAGCGCCTGCCGATAAGCGGTCAGGGCCTGTCGGCAGGCTTCGGTCAGTGGGAAATCGGACTGCATGTAGCGGTCGGTGTCCGACAGCCGTCGGGAGGCCTCGGCATTGATGCCGCTCCAGTCGATGGGGGCATGCTTAATGCGCATGGACGATGGCCTCCGCGGGGCGCTCAGGGAAGGTGTCGAAGAACAGCCGGTGGGAGCCCTTATGGATGGTTGCGAACTCCACCACGCCGTCATCCACTATGAAGTGCCCGGCGGGGGTGACGACCGAACAGCCCCCCGGCACGCCGGTCACCGTCACGACGTCCTCGCCGTCGGCGACCAGCTCGGTCTTGGAGACCTGGAGGTCCAAAGGGGGGCGTTCCAACAGCTGGCCCGTAGCGACGTCGATGTAGTGGGTCGCCCCGTTCACCTCCTCGGGGTAGAAGGGGTCACGCTGGATATCCAGAAGCGACGCGGGCATCGTCCAGACGCCGAGGATGCGGCCGGTGGCCGCATCGTAGGGGCTGACCCTCACAACGGAGGGTGAGGGAGCCTCCTCAGTCTCCTCGGGGCCTTGGGTTCCTTCAGTCATCTGCTTTTCCTCTCGATCAGCGGCGGGCCATCATGGCGGCGATGCCCCGGTTGCGGACGTAGCAGGCGGAGCCGTTCGAATAGCCCTTGGCAAAGAGCAGCCGGTACTGGACATCGACGTTGGCGGGAGGGTAGTCCACGGCGACGGCTGAAAAGGACCCGGCATTGGCCGTCCAGGACGCGCCGACCACGATGTTCTGGACCACCACGGTGGCCTGGGTCACCGCCACGGAGTTCCCGGCGTTGTAGTTTATGAAGCGGATGATCCAGCCCGCGATGTTGTTGTTGACGCTGCCGCCCGTGTCGATCCGCACGGCCGCGGAGCCCATGACCAGCACGGGGGACCCGTCGGTGCGGATCGCATTGGTTGTGCCGTAGTCGTGGTCATGATTATTGGGAGTGGTGAAGATGTTGTGGATGGTCAGCTCGTCGTTACTGTAGAATCCTTGGGGCACCGTTACGGAGTTCGGGCCGATCTTCAGAGTGGTGACCTCGGCGGTGCCGATGAGGGCGCCATAGATCGTGCCGACCGCGAGGTGGTTACCCACGATGGTCCGTGCGGTGATCTTGTCAGCCGTGACGGAACCCGTGGCAAGGTGGTTCGAGGTGATGGTCTCCGCGACGAGGTTCCCGCCGAGGATTTTGGTCACTCCTCCGGGCTGCCAGGGCTGGGGCTCCGTGGCGTTCGGGGCACACTCCCCAAAGAAGGCCATGGCGAAGAAGGCCCAGCTGTCGGTATTTCCCGCTCCCGGCTTGGTGTGGTGCTTGATAATGAGGGGCCGAGCTGTTACGGCCCCCGCAGTAGGCAGGGCCTTGACCCAGAGACGCTTGTACCCTGTCAAGGACTGTCCCCCGGCGCCCTGCTCGTCGTTGGTGGTTCCGAAGGCTTCCCCGATATTGACGCCCGCGGCGTTATAGAAGGCGACCCCGACCTCCACCTTGCACCGATGGGCTCCCGTATAGATGCTGAACTCGCAGTATTTTGTCGGGTCGATTGGGATGCCGAGCCAATTGTTGTCGGGGTGGTTGTAATATCCAATCCAATTGCCTGGGCTCACGGCGTCAAGCTGGTGGACCCAGAGCATGTGCCCCCCCGAGAGGGTCCAATCATTCCCTGGCCCCCCCGCCTGGAACTCGACGCCCCACTGCATGCCCGCTGCACCATTGACGTAGCCCGTCCGGTTCCAGCACTCCCAGCCGGCCTCGAAGCCGCTGTTGGACAGCTTGTTGCCCGTCGAGAAATGGGCGAACTTGTCGACGGTCAGGGTGCCCGCAGCCATGCGGTCGCCGGTGAGGCTCAGGGCCTTAACCTCCCTGGCCGTGACGGTGTCGGCGGCGATCTTGCCACCGTCAATCTCGGTGGTGTTGCCGTAGAACCAGCCCCCGACGGTGCTCAGGGTGTTGGACCCCTTGACGATGACCTTGCCCGGGTTGATGGACGTCGAGCCCGCATTGATGCGGGAGACCGGGTCCTGGGCTCCCGTGGCGGCGTTGCTGGCGACGGTGGACAGGGCCGTGCCCCCGACCAGCACGGTGCCGGCCAGCACGGTGCCGGCGCGGATCTTCGCGGCGTCAATGCCCGCCGGGCCGATGTGGGTGTCGGCGATCCAGGCGTCTCCGATGACAGCGCTCGTCAGGTAGACCTTGCCATTCAGCACGTAGAAGGGGGTCACCTTGGCGACCCCGGGCATAACGACCTCGAACCGGTTCGCCAGCACGCTGAAGGTGCTGGAATCGGACGTCGAGGCGAGGCCGAAGCCCGAGACGTAGCCGTTGACGTCCACCTTGACGGTGTATTGGGCATACAGCCCGTTGATGCTGGTGGCCTGCTGCTGGACCGCGGCGTAGTTGCCTTCCGCGAGGGTCTGCACGGAGTTGACGAGGGAGGACACGGCCCCAAGGGCTGACGCCCGAGTGTCGGCCTCCTGCTGCACCATCGCGACTATCTCACCCGGGGCCAGGGACCAAGCGGAGGGGGTGTTGCCCTCCTCGAGCTGGACGTCGGTCACGTCCACTTGGGCGCCCGCGAGGTTGTACTGGAAGAAGCGCAACCGGCAGTTCTTGATCGCCGCCAGGGATGACTTCCACATGGTGCTGAAGGTCGTCCACTCCGAGGACGTCACGGCGAACGCCGTCTCGGGGAGGGTGTCCGGGTTCAGGTCGGCGTGCAGCTCGCTTGCGGCACCTGCGACCAGCCGGGCCTTGAAGGACAGCACGTAGTCGGTGTCCGGCTTCAACTCGGTGAGGACCGGGGAGACGACGCTCTGGGCGTTACCCGAGACCCTTACCCGGTACCGACTGGCGAAGGCCACGTCTTCCGTGACTGGGAAGGGGCTCGTCCAGCGGTTCAGGCGCGGCGCAAGGTTGGTCCCACCGGAGAACCGGGCGAACAGCTTGGTGATATCCTGGGCCACCGCGTTGAGGGCCGTCGTGCGGGCGCTGGTCTCCTCTTTCACCGCCGCCTCGATGTCCTCACCCATCTGGGTGGTGAGAGTGTCGATGCGGCGGGTGAGAGCCCCGTCCTCGTTTGCCCGGGCCGTGGCCTCAGTCTGGATGGCCGCGGAGATATCCTTCCCGATCTGGGTGGTGAGAGTGTCGATGCGGCGGGTGAGGGCCCCGTCCTCGTTTGCCCGGGCCGTGGCCTCCGTCTGGATGGCCGCCTCGATGTCCTCACCCATCTGGGCCGCGATGGTCGTGATCCTCTCAGCGAGGGCCGTGTCCTCGTTTGTGAGGGTGAGCACCTCGTCCTGGATGAGGGAGACCGCGTCCCCCACGGACGACGCCACCGTGTTGATGCTCTCGGTCAGAGCCTCGTACTCGAGGATGCGGGTCGAGCTCTCCGTCCGGATCAGGGTCTTGACGTCCCCTTCAACATCGTCCAGCAGCGTCCGCACGTCATCAATCGTGCTATCAATGGACGTCACCGTCCGGTCCAGCCGTGCCTGGGCGCTCTGCCGGACCTCATGAGTCGCCAGCACAGCCTCAAGGGCGGCCTCACCAGCCAAATCCAGGCTCGCCGGCAGGCGCTCGATGCGCTCGCCCAGTTCCTCCGCAAGGTCCCCCGGCTCGATGCGCAGCGCGGTCACCGGGCCAAGGGCGATCCACTCACCCTCGTTGCCGCTGGTGTCCACGGATGCGGCCCAGACCCAACGGGTGGCCCCCGCCGGCAAACCGGTCAGCGTCACCCGGCGCAGGCCCGCCCCAATCAGCATGGCGGCGGTCTTGTCGTCGACGGGCGCCACGTAGAAACGGACCTCCAGGGTGTCGACGTCTGCGGGGGGCGTGAACGTGAACACCGCGCCACCGTAGACCTCGGTCACCACCATGTCCGTGGGTGGCCCCGGCGGCACGTCGTCGCCCGTCGCGGCGATGGTCTTTTCCGGCGTCCAGTTGGACACACCGCCGACGGTGCGGGCGCGCAGCCGCACGCCGTAGGTGTAGCCGCCGACCACGTTGACAACGCAGCGGCCGCCCCCCGCCGGGATGAGGGCGGGACTCGACGCTGTGCCCGGCCAGCCGGTGGTCAGGCCGTCACGGATCTCCAGTTCGTAATCCAGATCGGGGACCTCGTCCCAGGTCACCACCAGCCGGATCAGCGCCACGCCGTCCGGACGCCCGCCGGCCGAGGCGACATCGAGCAGCGTGCCCAGAGCCAGGCCGGTCGGAACCGGAATGTCGAGTGATCCGGCGCCGTACGTCCCGTCCGGCTGCACCACCACAGGCTGCCCGGCCTGTCCGGCGTCGGGCGGCAGCAGAGCGTAGCGGCCGAGTTGCGTGGCGTAGACCCGCTGCTGCCCCGCCGGCCAGACGACACGGGTACCCCCGTTGGACGAGCCGTAGACCGCCAGATAGCGCAGCCGGTCCGGCGCCACCAGCCGCACCCGGACCAGCTCCGAGGTGAGCCCGTCCTCCCGGCACACCGTGGTCTCGTCACCGACAGCCATCCGGCTGGTGAAGGACCAGAAGGACGGCTCCGGCCCCTGAAGAATGATGTCGCCCTGGTCACCGGTCGAAGTGGTGACTTCCGAGGCGCGGTCAGGATAGACGAAGGCCATCAGAACCGCCGTTCTTTGATCTGGAAGGTTTTGGTGAAGATGCCGAGGCGGCTTTCGTTGACGCCGCCGGTGTCCACCGGCTTTCCCCACACCGTGTAGTGCGCAAGGTTCGGGGCGTTGGGCCGCGCCACCATCAGGATGTCGCCGGTCTTGCCGGCCAGCCGCTCGATCTCGAGCGCGACCTCGTCGCGCTCCCGGCGGGTCATCTCGCCGAACTCAGCGCTCAGAACGCGACGCCGTGGCCCGGCGCGGGAGTACATCTGGCCGCCGGCGCCGTCGCGCTCCTCCGACAGGTCTTCCCAGCGCACGCCCCAGTTCGCCTTGAAATTGAAGGCGAAGCGATGCAACGGCGCCAGGACCAGGCGGCCGGCGCGCGAAACCCCCAACTCCGCATCGGTGACGGCCACCTCCCACACCCGCGCGGTGACCGTCGCCGGCAACAGATGGATGGCGTAGTTGTGCGCGTCGTCGACATGCCCCGGCCCGGCGTAGGTGTAGAGCGGGGCGGCCGCCAGATCGGCCGCCGTCGCGGCCGCGCGCACCCGCAGGGTGGCGCTTGGTCCGGCGTTGACCAGAGGCAGCACCACCGCGTCCACCGGCTTGCCGGCGTGAAGATCGGCGCGAACCGCCAGTTCGGGACCGGTCTGCTCGTGATAGCGGGCCACGTGCTTGATTTGCAGCCGCTCCACACCCAGCGTGTCCGGTCCGGGGTGGAGGGCGGTCAGGGTGGCGGTGTCGGCGTGGTTGATCCAGCCGACCCGTGCCGTCAGGTTGTCCATGTCACACCTCAATAACCAGTTCGGTCCATTCGCCCTCGGCGACTTCCGCCACCACGCCGATCTGGCCGCCCTCCAGGCCATGGCCGTCCCATTGGATCGCCACCTCGTCCCCGATGTCGAAGAAGAAGGGGGGCGTGTCGGGCACGACCCGGTAATGGGCCCGGTTGCCGAGCCAGTGGGCCAGGGACGCCTGCAGGACGGTTTCGCAGCCGATCTTGTCGGCGAGGCAGGTCTCCACGGCGGCCGGATCCTGCGCGCCCAGATGAAGGCGGTCGCGGGTGACCTCGTCCTTCGCTTCCGCGATCTCCTGCCCCCGCGCCAGCCAGCGCCGCCGCTCCGGCCCGCCGACGGGGTCGGCCGCGCCAGGGGTGTCGTCGCCCTTGAGCTGGCTGGCGGTCTGAGGCGTCCAGTTGCGATCGTACCCGCCGCGCAACCGCCAAGGCGGCGGATAGACCTCCGTGGGAAGCTCGGCCGGCTGCAGGCTGATCAGCGTCCCTTCGGCCTTGGAGAGCAGGCAGCGCGGGGATCCCGTCGCCACCTTCCAGACACCGACCTGGAGTTGGCCGCGCCACGAGAACGCCCCCCAGCCGCAGGGCGCCAGAAGGCGCTGGATCAGCGACAGGACGGTCGGCTCCTCGCCGTGGGAGACGTAAAGCTGCACCTCGCCGGGCATGTCGGAGGCGAATCGCTCGAAATGACGGACGGATTTCCGCGTCGCCGGCAGCCCGCCGCGCCGGAAGGCCAGATCGTCGATCACCAGGGCGGTGGTGTTGAGATACACCCCGTTCACGACCAGACCGTTGAAATCGCAGGTCACGTCGCCCGCCGGCTCCGCCGCCAGCGTGAAGGTCGAGGATGCCAGATCGACGGACGCAAGGTCCGCGGGCAGTTGCGGGACGCCGGCGACATAGACCGCCCGCAGGGCGCGCGACGGGCCGTCGTTGAACTGGTAGGCCGGAACCGTCGTGGCGATCCGGGTCGGCGTCACGTTGTTGCACGGGCCATAGCCGAAGGGCCGGCGGCGGTTGGCGATTTCCGGCGGGGCGTCGTCCGGGTAGGTGGCGGTCTGGGCCGGCTTGTCGAGCAGGTAATCCCAGTCCCGCAGCCGGATGCGCACCGTGTCGTCGTCGCCGGGCACGATGTCCCGGGCCGTGCATTCGAAGACCACCTCGGTCGTTCCGTCGGGCCGCGGCTGCAGCACCTCGACCGGGCGCCCGTCGACGGCGACGCGCCGCAGCAGGTCGCTGCGCTCGCCCTCCAGATTGTCCAGTTCGAGGTCGCCGAGGCTGGCGTTGGCCCAGCCGCCGACCGTGCCGCCGGTCAGGATCGTGCGGCTGAAGGAGGGGGCCCGCAACCCGTCCTCGAACTCCCTGTGGTCGCGGTCGATGTAATTTATGGTCCCGTAACGCAGCATGACGTCTCCGATGGCGAGGGACAGGCGGTCGCGGCGGGCGCCGAAGGGGGCCGCGCCGAAGGGAGAGGCGCCGAACATGACGTACCCCTTGACGGTGGCGAGGGTGGTGCGGGCTGAGGCCCGCAATGGCGGCGGCGGAACGGTGGCCGGCACCGGGGGGTGCCAGACCGGCCGGCGGGTAAAGGCGCGGACCATGGCCAGGGACCGCCCCGCTTCGACGCGGGGCGGCGGACGGACGACGCCGCTCAGAACGAGCGGCGCCGGTTCCGTCACGGTCAAGGTCTGCTCCTCGATCCGGACGAGGAAGACACGCATCAGGCCGCACGCCCCGGCAGCGTGCCGGCGTCACCGGCCCGCTTGAACTGGCCGCGCAGCGCGGCCAGCGCCTTCTCCTGGCGCAAGCCGCTGTCCTTCAGCCCTTCGAGGACCGTGGTCAGGTCGGCGCCGTTGAAGACGACCGCGCGGAGCAGTTGCCGCAGCGTTTCCACCACCGCGGTGTCGGGGGCGGGCATCGAGGTTGTGGTGCCGCCGCCGCGCCGCAGGAAATCGACGCTGGCCCGGCTGGTCATCACCATCGAGCCGGTCGGCAGCCGGACCAGCTCCGGCCCGGCGTCGTTGACCATGGTGAGACCGGTGGCCGGTCCGCCGGCGCCATGGGGAAGCCGGTTGATCGCGTCGACGATGGAGCTGTCATAGGATTTGACGGCCGGAAGATTGGCGACCTCCCCCATGATCTTCTGCCAGAAGGCCGTAGCGCCTTGGCTGCCGAAGTAATCGGTGTAGGCGGTCAGCAGACGGTCGGCGGTGCTGGCCATCCGTCCCAGCGCGTCGTTGTCGTTGGCGGCCGCCTTCGCGAGATCCGCCTGGTACGCGCCCAGCGCGTTGGTGTAGGCGGTGGACGCCGAGACCCCGGCGGAGCTGGTGCCCAGCTTGTTGGTCAGCCAGTCGGTGAGCGATTCTCCGGACTGCCGCGCTTTTTCATAAGCCTGGGCCTGCTTCTCGAGAGTCTGCACCTCCTGCAGGCGGGCGCGGACGACCGGATCGGTGACCGCTGACAGCTCCCGCGCCTGCTCCAGCTCGGTCTGGTAACGGTCGAACTCCGCCTGGGACAGCTGGCCCAACGCCACCTGGGCGGCCCGGTAGCGCTGATCCAGGCCGGCCAGGGAATCCTGGCGGGCGATGTCGCGCGCCGCGGCAGCCAGCCCGGACATCACCGGATCGAGCTGAGCGAAATACTCGACCGCCTTTCCCAGCTGGTTGACGTCGAGGCCGGCAAAGATCGCCTTAGCCTGAGCCTCGTACATGTCGTTCGGGTTGCGGCCCGACATCAGGCTGTTGGCCCAATTGTTGTTCCACCAGGTCCGCACGTCGGTCAGCTGGTTCAGGTAGTCGGCTCCGCGGGCGCTGTTCAGCCCGGCGTCGAACGTCTTGCGGTAATCGCCGTAGATCTTCTCCTTCGCGGCGGCTTCGACATCGTTGATCAGGCCGACCAGGGCGGGATTCACCTTCCCCACCTGATCGCGGAAGGCGGCCATCTGCCCGTCCAGCTCCGCCACCGCCACCTGCACCGTCTGCCATTGCACCGGGTCCCGGATGTTGTCCAGGATCGCGGTCAGCTGGCCCGTCGCCATGGACGCGTAGTCCGCTTCCAGGCCAAACTCCTGCGCCAGCCTGAACTGGTCGACCATCGGCTGGAGGCTCTCGGCGGTCGCCGCGAAGGCCGATTTCTGGACTGCGTGCAGTGAATTGTCCAAATTGGAAAGTGCCGAGTTCGCCTGCTCGATGGACTTGGCCAGCGACAGCCCCTGGACGATCTTGTTCAAATCGCCGCTGTTCTGCGCAGCGTCGGACGCCAGGGCCTTGCCGACCAGCCCATCGGCGGTCAGCGTGCCCATCACCTCGCGGATGAACGCTTCGGGTGTCTGGGCCCTTTTGCCGTTGTTCACGACCTTGGGGCCACCGTCCACGAAGAAATACTGCTGTCCTTCGCGAACCTGCACGCCGAGCTGGGTCATGGCGTTGACCGCGGTGGCCACGGCATCGGTCACCGCCACCACATGGTCAGTGCTTCCGCCGTTGTCCGCATCGGCGCCGATGCGGACCAGCTTGCCGTTCTCGACCCGCAAGGTGGCGGCGGCGTTGGGGCCGACGGAGGCTTTCTGCGCACCGATGCCGCCGCCCAATGCACCGGCGACGGCACCGACCACGGCACCGGCCAACGTTCCGATGCCAGGAACGACTGAACCATAGGCCGCGCCGGCTGCCGCACCAGACAAGGCTCCAGCCCCGGCCCCCACCACCTTGCTGTTGCTTTGAGTGCCGGCCCAGCCGCCGAACAACGAACCAGCCGCAAAGCCAACCCCAGCCGAGCCGAGGACGCCTCCAATGGTCGCTCCGCCTGTGCTTGCACCGGACGGGACGCCTCCCAGGCCTACGGTTGTATTCCCGGCACCAGCCATCGCGTTGGTCATCCCGCCTGGCACCGCAGCCACACCGGCGGCATGCGCTCCGCCACCGGTCACCGAACCCATGGCGATAGACCCACTGCCGGTGATGCTGCCGGGCAAGGCCGCCGATGCCACCGTGCCGCCCCAAAGAGTGGTGTTCATCACACTGTCGTAAAGTCCAGACAGCCCCAACTTGTCTCCCACCCATGACAGCGCTTTCCCCCCGGCCCAGTTGGTCGCCATGGAGGAAACCTGTCCGGTCGGATTGCTGCCACCTTGGGCTGCGCCGTTGCCCGATGTCACAAAGGCATCCCACAGCGTCGGACCACTGGTTCCGAAGAATGCGTTCTTCAGCGGCTGAATGGCCGCCATCTTGACCAGATCGATGGCGAGTTCACCGATGATCGCCTTCGTGGTCTTGCCCCAGTCCAGCGCCGCAGTTTTGCCGGTGACGAACGCCTTCACCAGCGCGTCACCCATGCTGTCGAACGCCTTCTCCAACTTTTCGGCCAGAGCCACCCCAGCCTTATTAACTGTTTCCTCGGCCTTCTTCGGGTCGGCCGACGAATCACTGGCGGCCGCCGGTTTGGCGGCGGCGGCAACCGTGGCGTCGCGTTTTTCACCGGCGGAACTGGTTTGCACCGGAGCCGATTGCCGCGCCGCGGCGGTCTGGAGAGACCCCGTGGAGCCCTGCGCCTTGGTCAGGTCCCCGATCCGGCCGGACAGCGCCTCGAAGGCCGGACCGTTGAGATTCGCGGCGGCCTGGGCGGCGCTCTCGTGAATCTTTGCCATCGCACCGGCCCAGGACCCGGCGGAGGCCGTCGCGGTGGCGGTGCTGGCCGCCTGGGCACCGGCGGCGGCGTCCGCCGCCCGCATGCCAGCCACCCACCGCTCGTGCGCGGCGGTGGCCTTCCGGACGGCGGCGTCCTGCTGGACCAGGATGGCCGCGCGAAGCCGTTCCTTGTCGGCCAACGCGTGCTCGCTGGCTTCCAGATTGGTGAGTTCATCCGCGAAGCGGCTGGTGATCGCCGTCACCTTGGTCGTGAGCCGTTCGACATCCCCGTACTGGCGGGCAAGCTGCTCACCGGATTTGGTCGCGCGGACGGTGGTGGATATCCAGTCGTCGTAGCCGACGACCAGCTGTTCTGCTGCCATGGCTGCCTCAGCGGCGAGAGGTGATGATCAGGGCGGACGAATCCGCCGGTGGGGCGGCGTGGCGGGCAGGACGGAGGGGGCGTTGCTCATGCCCCCTCCCCGACCTCGCCGCCGGTCTGGGCGGCGCTCTGCCTGGACGTCTCGGCCCACCAGGCGAGGTACAGCTCGTCCATGTGATGGAGCAGCGTCCGCAGGAGGTCGGCGTCGACGGCGTTGCGGTCGGCGTAGGCCGTCACCACCGACCAGGGAATCCGGCAGGGCGTGGCGGGTCCAAGTCCGCCCGGACGCCAATGCCGGTCGTCGGTAAGGTCGTGCCACGCGCGCCAGACCCATCGGCACCAGGGCTCGACCTCCACCGCCTCCCCGAGCCCGGCCCGGCGCGCCGCGACGATCGCCACGGCGTCCGGATCCTCGTCCATCAGCTCGTCCAGCAGGTCGTCGGTCTCGGCCCGCCGGTCGAGCCAGTCCCGCAGCGCCGCGGTCAGTTTCCCCGGGCGGCCTCCAGCTCCTCGGCCTTGCCGTCCTGCGCCGTGGTGGCCGCACCGAAGGCGAGGTCGAGCAGCCTGGCGCCGCGCGGCTCCAGGATCAGGTCGCAGAATTCGGCGAAGGGCAGTTCGCGGCCGCCGATGACGCAACCCTCCACGTCGACCAGGCTGTGGTCGATCAGGCAGCGGGCGTTGATCCGGCGCTTGTGCGACACCGGCAACCGGTTGGTGTCGCCGTTGAAGCCCTTGGCCGCCTGACGCTGCTGGCGGGCCTGGGCGTCGTAGTAGGCGTCCGGCAGGCCCTTCGTCCTGATGCGCAGGCTGCGGTCGGGGTCCGGGGTGATCCACACGCCGTCGCGCGCGACGCGCTCGTCCACCAGCAGGTCGCCGAGGTCGTCGGTCTGCGGGGCGGCGGCCGGCTGGCCGTGCGAAACATGTTCGAAGGTCATGAGCGTCTCTCGTGCTTGGTCGTTGGTCGGGATGCGCGGAAGCGGGCGGGCGCCGACCAAACGCCCGCCCCGGTTCGCGCGAACCGTCTGCCGCCCGGTGGGGCAGCCTCGTTCCCGTTGGTCGCCGGGATGCCGGTTACTGGAAGAATTCGATCCGGTTCAGGATCAGCTGCGCGTTGGTCAGCGGATCGCGCGAGGCGGTCAGCTGCGCCGGCAGCGTGACGTCCTGGCTCTTTCCGCCGACGCCCGGATCGCCCTCACGGGCGGTGAGGCGCGGCGACTCCCAGATCATCGCCCGGCCGCATTTCTGCAGGCGGCAGTTGACGCCGATCTTCTCGCCGGACTCGATCCGCGACAGCAGGGCGCGGGAGCCGAAATAGGTGTCCAGTTCCACCTTCACGTCGCAGGCGCCGTCGCGGATCGCCACCGCCGCCGGGGCGGTTCCGTCGCCGTCGGACAGCGCGTCGCGGGTGCTCAGGTTGTTGATGATCGTGAACTTGATGGCGCGGGCCCAGTCGGGATTGCCCAGCGCCGCTCCGCCGACGCCGATCCGGCCGCAGTTCGCGGAGAAGGCCATCGCCGGATAGTCGACCATGTCCGGAGCGTCGGCCGGCGCAACGTCGAGCGCGACGCCGGACGAGCCGCCCTTCATGCCCATGAAGGCCACCGTCCCGGTCGCCGGCTTCTTCGCTTCGCCGCCAAATTCCAGGCTGTTCACCCGCATGCCGGTCTGGGCGATGAAGCTCGGCGGGTTCTGCTCCATGAAGCCGCGCTCCAGCGTCACCGAACGCACCAGCGACCCGTTCTTGATGACGTCCCCGTGCCAGACGCGGATCGTCTTGTCGGGGCCGGCATCGACCGCCCAGCCGGCCGGCCGGTTGTCCAGGGCCAGCTCATGCGGCGCGATGCCGACGATGCGGACCCAGGCGTTGCACGCCGCCGTGCCGTAACGGTAGGCGTCGGTCGTCCCGCCGATCTTGATCCACTGCCCAACCGACAGGCCCAGCGTGGTGAAGTCGAGAGCGGTGGACCCGAGCCCGGTCAGCGTGGTGGCGAGATCTCCGGAGGCTCCTTCGAACCCCACCACCTTCAGCCGCGCCGCGGCGCCCGGAGCGGCCTCGTCCAGCAGGCCGCCACCCGCGAAGACCGGAGCGGTGGCGGAGCCGGCGGTCACCTTGCGCACCCCGTTGTTGGCGGCCTCGAAACCGCTGAAGCGCACCAGATGACCGGCCGCGAAGGCCGGGCCGTCGGTCACGGCGACGATCTGCGCATCGGCGCTCACCGAGGCCACCGCCGACGCCGGCAGGCCGTCGTTGTCACGGAACGGCGTGTTCACCCAGTCGGCGCAGAAGGCGCTGACGATCTCGGAGTCGAGGAGGCTGCCCGGCACCGGATAATGCCATTCGATGCCGATCTGGCCGCCGTTGCTCTGGCCGACGCTCAGCGGATCGGCGTTCATACGGTCGTCGCGCAGCTCCCCGGATTCCTCATAATCGGTCTTGTAGGTCAGGCCGATCGAGGTCACCCGCTGCTGGCGCAGGCGCGGGGTGACGGGGGTGGTGCCGGGCACCGCTTCGAGGACACCGGCGAGGCGCACCCGGTTCGAACTGGTCATGTTGAACGGCTCCTTTCGGCCAAAAAAAAAAGCCGCCCGAAGGCGGCTTGGCGGCGGATGGGACCGGTCGTGGGATGGTCCCTCCGTTGGGATCGTGCCGTTCCGGTTCGCCCGATGGGGCAAAGGGAACACCCAGGTCCTTGGGTTCCTCCGCCGACGGGAACACGGGTTCCACCCCGGCGAAGAGGCACACGATCAAAACAACGACGCCCGCCGCGGCGGAGCCGGGCGGGCGCGGGTAACGCATTGTCTCCTACAGATTGGATTATATTCCTCGACTTGTAAAGCACTTTCTTGCTCCGTCCAGCAGATGCGTCGACGGCACCGCCCGAACGCCGTGGTCGCCGCCAACGGCGCGGTCCAGATCCGGCAGTCGGGATCATCGATGCGTCGATGCTCGGGTGGGCGCTGGACGGGGCGCGTCGGCATCGCCAAACTCTACGGAGGCGGGTTGAACGGACGAACCGACGAGGGGGAGAGGGGACGCCATGGCATTCGCCCACACTCTGGCCGGAACGCGGTACAGATTTCCCGATTTGAAGACGCTGCTCGCCCGCGCCTCGCCGCCGCGCTCGGGCGATGCGCTGGCCGGGCTGATCGCCGCCAGCGCGGCGGAGCGGGTGGCCGCGCAGATGGCCCTGGCCGACCTGCCACTGCGCCATGTCCTGAGCGAAGCGGTCGTCCCCTACGAGGCGGACGAGGTGACCCGGCTGATCGTCGATGGCCACGACGGCGCCGCCTTCGCCCCGGTCGCTCATCTGACCGTCGGCGGCTTCCGCGACTGGCTGCTGTCGGAGGCGGCGGACGCCGCGGCCCTGACGGCGCTCGCCCCGGGCCTGACGCCGGAGATGGTCGCAGCGGTGTCGAAGATCATGCGGCTGCAGGACCTGATCGCCGTCGCCGCCAAGACCCGCGTCGTCACGCGCTTTCGCAACACCATCGGCCTGCCGGGGCGCCTCTCCACCCGCCTGCAGCCCAACCACCCGGTGGACGACCCGCGCGGCATCGCGGCCAGCGTCCTCGACGGGCTGATGTACGGCAGCGGCGATGCGGTGATCGGCATCAACCCGGCCACCGATAGCGTGGAGGCGATGACCACCCTCCTGGAGATGCTGGAGGAGCTTCGCCTGCGCACCGGCGCACCGATCCAATCCTGCGTGCTGGCCCACGTGACCACGGCGCTGCGGGCGATGGAGCGCGGGGCGCCGGTCGATCTGGTCTTCCAGTCCATCGCCGGGACGGAGGCCGCCAACCGCGCCTTCGGCGTCTCGCTGGCCCTGCTGGACGAGGCGTGGGAGGCCGGACGGGCGCTGAACCGTGGCACGGTCGGCGACAACCTGATGTATTTCGAGACCGGCCAGGGCAGCGAGCTGTCGTCCGGCGCGCACGAGGGGGTGGACCAGCAGACGGTGGAGGCACGCTGCTACGCCGTCGCCCGCCGCTACCGGCCGCTTCTGGTCAACACGGTGGTCGGCTTCATCGGGCCGGAATACCTCTATGACGGCAAGCAGATCACGCGGGCCGGGCTGGAGGACCATTTCTGCGCCAAGCTTCTCGGCCTGCCGATGGGCTGCGACGTCTGCTACACCAACCACGCCGAGGCCGACCAGGACGACATGGACGCCCTGCTGACCCTGCTCGGCGTGGCCGGCTGCACCTTCATCATGGGGGTGCCGGGGGCCGACGACATCATGCTGAACTACCAGAGCACCTCCTTCCACGACGCGCTCTATGTCCGTCAGGTGCTCGGCCGCCGCCCGGCGCCGGAGTTCGAGGCGTGGCAGCAGGCCGCCGGGATCACCGATTCCGCCGGGCGGCTGCGCTTCGACCTCGCCGCGTCCTGCCTTCTGCCCGCCCTGCCCCTGCCGGAGGAGCAGCCATGA